CCACCTACATCCCTCTGCCCTTCTCGGTTCTTGGCTACGTTGTATATTAACTCCGTGTAAGGGCCGTGACTGTCGTTACCCTTGGAGGATTCAAAGTCCCCCTTGGATGGATACATGAGAAGGACTATATCCGCATCATTCTCAATATCCCCTGAGTCCTTGAGGTCATAGAGTCTAATCCTTTCACTCTTAGCTCCCTCTCGGTTGACCTGGGCTAGTAGAATGACCGCGATGTTCAGGTCCAAAGCCATCTGCTTTATCTTGTGAGAGATGTCAGCTATACCTTCGCACTTACCCATCTTCTTACTGTCAAAGGGTATGAGTTGTAGGTAGTCCACTACCACTAGCTTTACGCCCTTCTTGCGGACCAAGTGACGGGCCTGGCTGGTTAGGTCATCAGCGTTTCTAACGCTATGGGATGTGTAAAGGGGCAGCTCCGCGGACTCCCTGACCACCCTCTTGAACCGCTCTTGCTGTTGGTGATTTGCTACTCCGTCCTGAATGTTTCTTACATTGATACCAGAGATGGTCTGTATCATGCGCTTCATTAACTGCTTCCTCGGCATCTCAAATGAAAAATAAGCTGTAGGTGTTTCGTCCTGCTTCATGGCCTTGGTTGCTATGAATAAAGCCAATGCGGATTTACCGCAGGATGTAGGGGCCGCGAGTGTAAGAACCTCCCCTGCCGCGATGCCGCCGTTACCCAAGTATCCATCAAGTCGATTGATGTTAGTCTTAACTACGTCAGGACAGAAGGTGCCGTCCTGCATCTTCTGGATGTCCTCAAGGATCTCTTCGGCCGAACCAGCCACGGAGAACGTGTCCGTGCCCAAAGTATCAACCTTAAGTATATCATTCTCCAGGGATGCTCTGATCGCCTGGGACTCAGCTGATTCGGACTCAGCTTGTTCTACAGCAACTCGGCACCCACGAATGAGTGACCTGAGCTTACTCTTCTCTGCTACCAGCTTGGCACAATACATGGCCTGTAAGGGGGTCTCAGCCTCTTCCATCACGGAAAAGATACCAGCCATGCCTCCGACCTCGTCAAGGCCCTTAGAGGCTTTTAAATTCTCCATCAAGGAGATTGCGTCCAGGGGCTTTCCCTTCTCTACGAGGGATGCGATGGCGCCGAATAGTAACTTGCCCCTGAGGGTATAAAAATCTTCGGGTGTAACAATAACGGAGACCGTATCGTAAACAGAGTAGTCCCCATCAAGGAGACAACAGGCAATTAGTTTGTATTCGGCTTCTTCGTTATGCGGGGGCTTTGTTGTTTCGTTCGTTATCATTTTCAAGTATGTCTAACATAGAACGAAGACATTGACCAATTGCGTTATGTTTGATCAATAAACTTTTAGGAATACCTTTTGTGTCCATACCCTGGTGCAGGTTGATTGTAAGTTCAGTGGCTTCCTTCATCTTCTCGTTCATATATTTTGTAGTAATGTTATGTAGTATACTTGACCCCTCTGCAACGTGCAAAAGGGCCAAGCATTCTATCATGTGGAGTTACTCCTTTTCAGCTCTCTCAAGCATCCCTATGGCTATCAACGAGTAGCCTATTAGGTCACGGAATATGTCCTTGGATTGATCGCCGTTAGTAACAACTTTCAGCTGACCATCCGTACAGAAAGCCTTAGCTCTCTGGAATTTGTCCTGCATCCTGATGCAGACTCCAGTAAGAGGGTGAACCCCGAACTCAGTTGAGCCATCAAAGTTAGCGAATGGGTTTTCGCAACTCTCACCTCCCGTGTAGTCCGTGTTCTTATTAGCAGTCATCTCCAATATGGATTCAACTTCATCTCGGCGGAACTGGTCCCACCATATCTTATCGAAGTCCTTCACGATTTAGAACGGTGCGTCGTCTATGTTTGGGGTAACAACAGGGCGCTCCTGAACATTCTCAGATGCCTCCAGCTGTTTATCCTCGGGCGCGTAGTCCGCGGCCAGGGATAGCAATGGTTGGCCGCTCTTCCCTTGTTTCTTCCACCCCTTGAGGTAGTATAATCCTGGCTTAGTAACGAAAATCTTACCGTTATAGTCTGGATGGTTTTCTTTCTGCTTGCGGTCATTGATGCCGAGCAGTCCTGTGTTTTCTCTGTATGTTGCCATATGTATTATTATTATTATTATTGCGGGTTAAAATTCAGTAGTCTTGTTGACGGGCTTAGGACTGTCCTTGCCGTGCTTGTTGGTTGCATCTGGGTCCTTGGTATCATCAATAGCAAAGAGGCCGTTCAGCGCGTATTTACGTGCATAGGAACTAGCGGAGCCAGTGATCTGCGCCTGGTCCATTCCCTTCTTGGTCTCGGCGTGTTCCGCTTCTCCCTTTGAAGATAATAGGTCCGAGGTGTCGGTATCATAAAGAGTTGCTGTCGCTTCAACAAACAACTTGGCACCCTTCTCAATAATTTCATCGGATATAATTAAGCAACAACCCCACTCTGCCAGTAGTGGTTTTAGTGAAGTAAGAATATCTTCGCAGGATCGGTAGCTGTATCCACCAAATTTATTAGTCTGTCCCTTGGGAGCTATCAAAGAGGACTGTATCCCCTGTAGTTTTTTGCGTATGTTTTTATCTGTCATAACTTTGTTTTATTAGTTTACGGTAAAGTTCGGAGCGCTGGTTCTGATTGGAACAGTTGTTGATTTGGTCCTCAGTAGCGCCAATGGATTCAAGTTCTAGTGCCTGTTCATGGGCTGTCAACTTGTTTTTAAATTTGTTTGTAAGTTGTATAAGTCCCACGGGGTGAAGGACATCCAGGGTCTCTTGCTCGAGGTATGCGGCCATCGCATCAAGCACGCCAGGTAAATGCTCCTTCTCTCCCTTGCACATTCTCATGTAGAAGTTCTCGACCTTTCCTAGCAGGCTGTTTGCTTGTCTAGATATAACACCTCGGACCAACCCAGTCTGGTGGTCGTGGTCCAGAACCCAATCATCTTTTTTCGTGGCAAGGATGGGACAGCACAAGGGCTTGTTGTTTTCTCTGAATTCTTTTATTTTATTTTGGGGTAAGTAAGTCATAATTATTTTTCAAGTAATTGTATGGGGAGATTTAGGATGTCGCTCATCTTTACAATTGAAAGTAAATCGCTACGGCCGTTTCTCGTGTATCCTTTATACAGGGCGTCTGACCCACGGTTAACCTTGTCATCCAGGTTGCACTTCTTACTGGCCATTTCGTAAAGATACTTTCTTTTGATCAAAACAAAATCATCCTGCCTTTCAAAGGCGATGTAGTCCACGTCGGATGCTAACCAACCTCGGTCACCCGCAGTGTTCTTGAACTCCAGCCAGACCAGTTCGTCCTGCTCGGAGCTGTCGCTCCTGTTGACTCTCTTGCGAGCCTTGACGTCAATCGTCCCCCGTTCGGTGATGTAATCAAAGTGCTTGTATTGCTCCTCAAGGGTTGATCGCCTGTATTTTATACCTCGATCATCGAGGATGTCTTGGAAGGATGTCTCGACGTTCTGGCCTCTGTTCCAACTGGGGGTATCAATAAAATCAAATGTCTTCATGCTAGGGTAGGGGATTGGGTTAGTATTAAGTTACTTCTTCAACGGAAATTATCTTGCCCGTGCCACCTCTCTTGAAAACACAGGTGCCAGTCTTGTCGGGGTTTTTTTGGAGTAACAGTTTAACTGCTTCACCTGAGCTGTGCGCCCACTTTGAGGTATCGCCTACGTATCCTTCTGGCATATCTATACGGGTGTATCTAATCCTGTATTCAATCATCGAATACCACGGTGAATCCTTCGCCTGCGTTCGTGCCTATGACATTGTAATCAATCCATTCCATTGCCTCAATGTCCGTCATGCCATCATCGGACATAAAGATGTCCACCATCTTGCTGTGCAGGTAGCACAATTGTCCTCCGTGATCTACGCCAATGACCGCATCGTCGAGGCCGTCGAATCGGATTGCATTCGGGTCACAGCAATCCAAGTAGTATTCTATATCCTGAGTATTTTTTGTATCCATAATATTACATTCTAAGTAGCCAATAAAGTTCGGCGCACTTCCTCGCTATCTTGATGCCTTCCTCCATTTGTTCTTGCTTCCACTCCTTGTGGTAGTGCTTCTTAGTTTCGCAGTCAACTATAACTGATATGCAGGAGGGCAAGTATTGAAGGTCGTGTTCCTTCATTAGCATAAATGATTCTATGGCAAGCTGTTGGCAATCCTTGTCATAGGTCTTCGCCTTACCTTTAGTATTAGTCCTGCACTTGTAGTCCGCTAGGAAGACTTTGCCTTCGGAGTCATGGCCGATGAAGTCCACGCTACCCGCGATCTTGATTCGGTTATTCGCTATGATGCGCTCGCAGGCTATTGGCTTAACGCCATTGTCCCGAACCCAATCCACGAATGGCATCGCCCACTCGTCCCATGCACTGGGCTGTGGCTGATCGTCGGCGCCCAAAAATTCGTATTGAATATGATCCTCAATAACCTTGTGGACTGTCGTGCCGAACGTGGAGGATTCAATTGTGTCCCCCGTAATCGGGTGCGTCCTTGTGCCGTAGGTCAATCGCTCAATCTCCTGCCAGACTAGGTTCGGATACTCTCTTGCCAGGGAGGTGATCATCCTGGGCTTGTAGATGCCGTCAAGGAATGCGTCCTTTACTATCCCCAGAACGGTGGTCACCGATGGGTAGACCTTGTGTTGCTTACGAGCCTTTGCAGGGGTCTCGATATCTGGTTCAAATTCTGGGTTCAGGACGTCGTTGCAATTGTAGAAGTGAGCCATAATATTTTTTGAAAAAAAAGGGTGAAGGGCTATAAAAGCCCCCCACCCTATCGGTGTCAACCCCCTTATTGGATTCAAATCTCGTCCTGATCCATCACGTATTCAATCGCCCCGAGTAGAGTCAAGTTCAGATCCTCGGAGAACGGATGCGTTACCAGCCTAGCGCTGTTCTTGCTCCAGATATTGACGGCCTCAACGTCCCCGTCGAGGTTGACCTCCCAGTCGTGAGTCATCTGATTGGACGCGAAGTAATACATTACGTCCGATGCTTGTCTAGGTGGTAGCTCACTCTGAGGTGGGATTGCGTATTGATCGCCATCCCGTAGACCTTCACCCGCTTGCTGAATAACGAACTTGCCTTGTTCGTTTACTAACAGGATCTGGTCATAGGGGTCAAGATGATCTGCGCGACCATCTGGGTATGTATGTATTTTTAGGTTCATAGTTCTGTGGGTTCGTCGAATATTTCATCTTGGCATTTCTGACACAGTCCAGATATCGCGTATTCGGTAACGGACAATGCATCGGTGAATTCATTAGCCTCCTCCTTGCAGACAGCACAGATGCCATCCTGCACCGCCTGCTTGGGGGAGATTCCATTGAGGGCTTCTAAGAAAGCCTCAAGCTCTGGGTGGCGCTCAACTGGTTCTACCATGATGATACGCTTACCCTGCGGGGAGTCGTAGTCAAGTCTAGATATCATGGTTGGTCAGTGTTGGCTCCTCAAAGGCCGTCAGTATTTGTTTGATGGATAAGGTGCCACCATCATCGTCCTCGATGTATTTGTGGTCAGTGTGCGTCCGTATGTGGTGCAACAGGGTGCGAACGAGATCCTTTGGATACCATTTGGATCCATCGTTTACTCGTTCAATGAGCATGGCCTCACCTTCTAGGGTTCTGGGTTCTGATATTACCCTGCATTTAGAATCATTCCAAATACGCCCCTTCACGCACCAAGCGTTGATGGTGTTGCTATCCTCGCAGTAGTCCAAGTAGTCACCACCGCAGTTGTGAACCAGCTTGAACAGGAACTCTATCTTCTTTTCGATTTGTTTTTTAGTCATGTTATTTGTATTATTTTAGTAATAGGTCAGTGAGCCTGTCGATGTTCGCATGATCGTCCACGCCAGAGAATAGGATGAAGCCTATCTCTCGACCGACTGAGTCCATCGGCTTCCCGTATTCCATGTAGCTGAACTTGCCCCAGTCTGGGATGTAGTAAACAGTCACGGAGCTGTCGGATGCCTTGATTGATTTACCGTTAGGCGTTACTGCTCTCACGAACTCACCTGTCACGTTGCCAATGTTGGCTAGTGAAACGAAGGCGCGAAACGGGTTAGCGTCCACGCACCATCCGTGAGATGCTGTGACTAAATAGATGCCCCCTCGGGCGTTTGTATTGTGCATTTGTTTCATAGTTATTTTTTTCTTCCTTGGTTGAATTCAACCATGCTCTTCACGCTCTCTTGGAGTTCGTCGATTATGGTCTGTGGGTTAACGCCCTCGGCTATCTTGAGACTGTCGAGGATCTTGGAGTCCGACGCCCGCCTGCCGAGCGTTCGACCGAAGCCGTATCGCCCGTCAGTGAAGGCATAGCGCCCGTATGAGGTGTCCATTAACACCATAGGTTTGCCTTCCACAATGTATGCCTGACCGATCCGTAGGTGTGAGCCATCGGGGGCAAGGCTGTGTTGGTTCTCTAGTTCAGTGATGGAGTCCTGCATCTTAATTAAGTCCTCCTTTGTTACGTCCTCTGGCTCATCGAGTAAACAGGCTACGTCGATGGAGAGGTCAGATATTATTTCGGTTATACTTTTTATACTTTTCATAGTTATAGGTAGTGCATGATGATTGATACCACTAGCAGTATGCCTGCGATAATGATGCTCCAGAACACGATGAACGCGCTCTCCTCTTGCTTGTCTGTCTTGACCAGCTTGTTT